ATCGTCACCGTGTCCGATGTCATGAGCGTGTTGCATGACGGCTACGACAACGGCCAGTCCGGGGAAAAATTTTTACAGGAGCTTTGTGGAGTTGACCTTCTGGTCCTTGATGAAATTGGCATGCAGCGGGATACGCGCAACGAGCAGGTCACGCTGAACCAGATAGTCGACCGCAGAACGGCTTCGATGCGTAGTGTCGGAATGCTGACGAACCTGAATCACGCAGCGATGAGCACACTCCTCGGAGATCGGGTGATGGACCGTATGACCATGAATGGTGGTCGTTGGGTGAATTTTAACTGGGAGAGCTGGCGGTCAAACGTTGGACGTCAGGGTATGTGAGAATTTTTGACGAGGTAAATTTTCGATGGAAACTGTATTGCATGCACTGAAAGCGATGGGAAAAGCCAATTCTGTTGAACTGGCGGCGCGGCTTGATATCAGCCGTGAAGAAGTTCTTAACGAACTGTGGGAACTCAAAAAAATGGCGTTGTTGATAAAACGGGTCACACCTGGTTTCTGGCTGTCGAAGGTGAAGCCGGGGTAACCGAAGGGCAGGCACTACAACCTGAAGCGCCGGATGTGGTAACCGAAGAGGTCGCTCCAAAAGTTACCGCAGACATGATGGTTGAGTTTATCGGTCAGGATGGTGCTAAAACGTGTGAGGAACTGGCGGGTAAGTTCGGCGTCAGTACTCGCAAGGTTGCTTCCACGCTGGCGGTGGTAACCGCAACGGGGCGGCTGGCACGCGTTAATCAGAACGGTAAATTTCGTTACTGCATGTCGGGGGGTAATTTACCAGCAGATCCGAAAGCCGCGCTGGTAACGGAAAGTGATGGTAAGGCCTTTCCTCAGCCAGCAGGTGCTGCGTTACCAGTCCGGGAAGCCGCAACACAGGAAGAAATTAAAACAGAAACTGTGGCGGACATTGTGCAGCCGTTGCCATCGTTTACCGAAACGCAAGCAGATGAGCTGATTTTTCCGTCCCTTCGCAGGGCAAACCTGGCGCTGCGCAGGGCGAAAAGTGATGTTCAGAAGTGGGAGCGAGTCTGCGCCGCGCTGCGGGAGCTGAACAAGCACCGGGATATTGTTCGACAGATTACTGATTCTTCCCGCCGTGTTGTATCGGAAAAGTGATTGCCGGAGGCGCTTATGGCAAAAGTATTTACACAGGAAGAGCGGGAAAAAATTAAAGGGCAGGTTGTTGAGCTAGTACGCCGGAGTGGGCGCGAGACGTTACGGCAACTGGAAGCCAAGACAGGTGCGACAAGATATCTGATGAGCGTTCTTGCCAGAGAGCTGGTTGCCAGTGGCGATGTATACAACTCTGGTTACGGGTTATTCCCATCTGAACAGGCTCGTAAGGACTGGCAAAACGCCCGCAAAAAACTATCGAGGGCAAAACTGAAGAAACCGGTTGTGGTTGATCCTGACCTTATCTGGTCATTACCAGACGGAGAAATACGCCGCTATGACAGGCAATTGAACATAATTTGTAGTGAGTGCCGTAACAGTGAAGTGATGCAGCGAGTTTTGATATTTTACACAGGAGTAATGATGGAATAGTGAAAATAACATGAAACCTTTGGATTCTGGTGTTTCAGTGGATGGGAAAAGAGCAGATACATAGAAAATGAATAGCAATAATTCACAGTCTGGATGTTGTTTGTATGCTTATAAAATGATCCTAGTATGCATTGCCGGAGTTGAATCAGCTCCAATGAAGAAACTGAGAGGAGTATTTAGAAGATAGCTAAATGGATGTAATTATTAGTATCTAAAAAATAGTATTTTTGAAATGGGTCTAAGAACACAACAATGTACAAATGAGAAGTTATCTTTTAATATGTTCAAAGACCCATTAGGATTGATATCAGTTATGTTAGCTAGATTGATAAAGTGATTACATATTTTCTGTTATATGCTGAAATGAATAATGCTATTCCAGAGTGCAGCAGAGAAAGTCTCCTGATGATTGAGCTCTGGAAATTGTACAATAGAAAAATTACTGTATTTTTCTGTCAAAATATTTCTCAAAACAGATTCCGCTTTGATGGCTTCAGGATATAAAGATGCGGAGTAATCAAGGCTAAGATTTCCGTTAAGCAAGCATATACTTTTAGTGTGCTTTGATTCTGATATATCATCTTTAATTATCTTGATGATTCTTTCATTCTGCCATAGAAGTGATGGTGCAGATATATAATAATAGTTAAAGCATGAATTATTTTTTAAGCAATCAAGCACAAAAATAGCACCTAGCGAGTGCCCCCATATACCGATTCTGGAACTGTTCGGAGCAATAGTACTAACCCATGGCATGATCTGAGTTAGTAATAATTCTCGGAAAGACTGGCTTCCTCCACCAGTAAAGTAGATCCATGCTGGTTTAGAGTTATCAACAATAGCATTTTCACCATCAGGAGTATAATCGTAAGCACGGCGATGAATGCTAAGGTTATTCCAAGATTCATAACCAAGTGTAACTAACACTGGTGGATTGGGTAGTGCATCAATAACAGGCAGAATATCAGAAATGTAATTGTTGGCACTATTCCCATCAAGTATATAAAGAGTTGCATTATTTTTTTTAATGTTTTTTGGAGTAAAAATACATATTTTATATTTGGTGTCATGGTTAATTGAGTTAAATATGCGTGTTTGACAATGAATGTCCATATGTTTAGTCATGCGTTCTCCCCATGAGCATTAAAGGATGCTTAAGATATGCTATGTCACTGATAAAAAATTTGTTGTGTGTGTTTAGTTATTTTATCTACCTCCATTATGATTTAAGACTGATATATGTTATCAGCAAAGGTACATCGTTATTATTTTACCTGTCAATACATTTGATATTGATTATCGTTTACATCGCTTGCTTAGGAAATTGAAGGCAGGTAACTATCATGTCAATGAACTAACCCACAGTCTAACGTACTTCTTTCCCCAATCACCAACAACCAAATTCCTGTTATCACCACTGGGATTTTGGCGCAACTTCATGGTGCAGAGGTAAATAGCATCAAGCAAAATCTCTTTTTCCGTTGTTGTCCTTATGGGACGTCTGTCTTTCTGACCGATTTCATATTGGCGAGGTAATGGGAAGTTAAGTAGAATAGCTGCGGGTGCTTGAGGCTATCTGCCTCGGGCATGAACACCAACGGCAGATAGAGAAAAGCCCCAGTTAACATTACGCGTCCTGCAAGACGCTTAACATTAATCTGAGGCTCAATCCATGCTGAACACATGTAGGTTAGCCTCTTACGTGCCGAAAGGCAAGGAGAAGCAGGCTATGAAGCAGCAAAAGGCGATGTTAATCGCCCTGATCGTCATCTGTTTAACCGTCATAGTGACGGCACTGGTAACGAGGAAAGACCTCTGCGAGGTGCGAATCCGAACCGGTCAGACGGAGGTCGCTGTCTTCGTAGACTACGAATCTGAGAAGTAAGAGACCAGGCGGGGGAGTAATCTCCCGCCACCTCTGATGTGTCAGGCATCCTCAACGCACCCGCGCTTTACCATACTGAAAATGCTGTTTGAATGTTCATCTCTGAAAGAGGACTATGAATGAAAAAGGTATTGATTGCAGCACTTATTTCCGGTGTGTCTTTTGGCGCTTTTGCACAGCAGGGTGGTTTCCAGGGGCCAGAAGCAGAGCGTTCAACAGTAGCGCAGGCAAAAGAACTGAAGGATGATGCATGGGTTATCCTTGAAGGGAGCATCGTTAAAAAAGTGGGTGATGAACGTTATGAGTTTCGTGACAATAGCGGGACAATTGTCACGGATATTGATGACAGCGTATGGGCCGGGCAGAATGTTTCTCCGAAAGACAAAGTAAGAATTGAGGGTGAAATTGATAAAGACCTGAGCAGTGTTGAAGTTGATGTAAAGGCACTGAAATTATTAAAGTAACCGCCCCTGCTTGTTAAGCCCGTCTTACTGACGGGTTTTCTGTTTGTACATTCCGGCGTATTGCCTTACAATTCGCGCAGTCAGCCTGAACAACTGACACCTGCTGTCACCGGAGAATCCGATGACACAACACATAAAATCCCACAATTCTGAAGCCGACCCGGAAATTAAGCAGGGGAGGCGTTTTCGTGCGCCTCAGTATGGCTGGTTTCACTATCTGTTCTGTACGATCGATGAGGCAGATATGCTTCAAGAGGCGTATCTGCGTCGCGGTGTCTGTGTGGAGCGGAGTCTGAACGCTGATCGTCTGACCTGGACCGTTTCTGTATATCTTCCTGTTCGTGCACATCTGCCACGGACACATGCCTGCTACCGTCAGCGCGTCTGGAGGTAATGTGCGGGTATTACTTCGACCTGTTCTGGTTCCGGAACTCGGGCTGGTGGTCCTTAAGCCCGGTCGTGAATCATTGCCAGTTTTTCATCGCGGCAGGGTGCTGGTGGAGCCGGAACCGAAAAACATGCGGGCGCTGCCATCTGGAGCGGTTCCTGCTGTTCGCCAGCCGCTGGCGGAAGATAAATCACTGCTGCCATTTTTCAGCGATGAGCGGGTGATTCGTGCAGCTGGCGGCGCTGGTGCACTGTCTGACTGGTTATTACGTCACGTGAAATCCTGCCAGTGGCCACACGGCGATTATCATCACAGCGAAACCGTTATTCACAGTTACGGTGCTGGCGCAATGGTGTTGTGCTGGCACTGCGACAACCAGCTGCGCGACCAGACCTCCGAATCACTTGAGCAACTTACTCAACAAAATCTGACAGCCTGGATGATTGACGTCATCCGCCACGCAATGAATGGCATACAGGAGCGGGAATTATCGCTGGCTGAATTATCCTGGTGGGCAGTCTGCAATCAGGTGGTGGACGCATTACCTGAGGCAGTATCGCGTCGCTCTCTGGGATTACCGGCGGAAAAAATCCGCTCCGTATACCGTGAAAGCGACATCATACCGGGAGAACAGACCGCCACCAGCATACTGAAGCAGCGCACAAAAAATATTGCGCTACCGCCTCACACCCACCAGCAACAGAACCCACCACAGGAAAAGACGGTGGTCAGCATTGCCGTTGATCCGGAGTCTCCGGAATCCTTCATGAAACGACCTAAACGTCGCCGCT